TCTACGCGTTTTTTATCACCTCGGAACTCAATAGTATCCACATATTTGTTCAGAATTGTTAACGTATCTTGTGCTTCGTCGACTAACCCATCTTCTTCTACCAAGTCTAGGTTAAGATGATCATCGATGATCTTGATGTCAACTGCACCAGACTTCTGTAGTTTATCAATGAACAAGTCAAAGATATACGGATTGTTCTTATTATGTACTATAACCTTAATGTACGATCCTGTCAACCCTAAAGTATCCAGATTGGCAATATCTTCAATTGTCATATCATCATCAGAATAGTCTATCTTATGGAACATCGAATATGGGTTTTTAATGAACTCAAGTTCACATGTTTTTGTATCAAAGATGTGGAACCCACGTTCATCACCGTAGTCATTCCAATTCATTTCATACGGCGCACCAAGATAAGTAATGTTCTTGTGAGTTGATTTATGATGAAAATGTCCAGAACAGACTAGGTCAAACTTACCGAACATATCAACCTTTTGACCATGATCACAGATTGCACCTCGATGCATTTCAAAACCTTCAATCTCAAAATGTCCCATCAAAACACGAGCATCCGTTTCAGCAATTGCTTTCATTGATACATCATAATTCTCATCACAAATCCATGGGCAGAATAAGATTTTCTGACCATCATAAACCAATTCGACTGGTTTATCCCACCAAATATGAAATGAAGTTGGATCAATGTCTGAAAATAGTTCATTCAGACTATTTACTGAGTTTGTATTTTTATAGTAAACATCATGGTTACCCACAACAACATTTACGGCAATACGTTCCTTCAATAGTGGAAGGATAAAATTATCCTTAACATTCTTAAGTGTCACGTAATTAACATATTTACGACGATCCATAAGATCACCAAGATGCATTACTTCAGTAATACCATTCTCTTTTAGATATGGAAGAAAAACATCATAAAAGAATTTATTCTGAAAACCTGCAACAACTGCAGAATCATTTCTCACTCCGTAATGACTATCAGTTATTAAAGCAATTTTCATTCTTATTCCTCAATAAATTTTTCTAAACCTTGTTTCTTAGGTTTTATCACTTTTCGTCTTTCAATAGTTGCTTCGTAATTACTTACAAGATTATTCATATATGAGTTATTTAGATCTATATAAGCAGCGTCACCTGAGTCACCATCATTCTTTTCCATTGCTGTGCCATGAATGACTGAGTTTTCAATGACTTTGTGTTTGATGTAAAGTTGCTTCTTTTCTTTTTCAATACGACGAAGAAATGCAAACCAAATGATTTGAGTGAAGTATGCAAATGGGTTGCTTGATTTGTCGGGATCAAAGTTACCTAATGCTTGAATAGCATTTTCTAGACCATCAGAGATCATATCATCTTTGTAACTATAACCTGAAAAGTTTGGTCTTGATGCCAAACGAGTAGAGATTTTATATAGACATTCACCGATATACTTTGGAATTCTTGGAAGTTCATCCGCTGAGTTTTCCGCCTCAGTACATAGTTTTTTGTAGTCAGTAATAGCTTTTAAAAATTCCGCATTGTTAATATAGTTCACTTTTGCCATAATATCTCCTTCTATACCCAATATATCACAACTATTAGTTATGTCAATCATTTTTTTGGTCTAGAAATGCTCTTTTTAGTTGACATCATCTAGTAGCGTGTTATAATGAATTATGGATTCAAATAATGTTAATGTTTAATACTTGTTTTGGATTCAATCATTGCAGAGAATATATTCTCAAGACTATCAATATCTGAATCTATCTCAAGTGATATATCATTCTTTTTAACATATTCAATATACCATTCAACTGAATCTTCATTAGCATGAGTAATAAAGAATATGTCAGTCTTCTGTATTTCAACTTCATCTTCATTTGAATGAAACATCCAGTTCTTAGCATACAAACCAGTGTTAAGTTCTGATATTAATTTTACAGGTGCTTTCAGTTTGACTGATATAGCATTAGTATGATCCTCTACAAGTTGTGCTATAAGATCTTCACCATTCTTAAGTTTAATATTCATTATATCCATTATTTAGTCCTTAAGATCAATATTATAAAGTTTAAAGTCAAACCCTTCATTTGTATAGATGTTAACACGTTCCATAAAATGTTGGATTGCAAAGTTCTTATAATTCTTATATTGTAAATCATCCACAATATCATATAATGTGGCTTTACTTTTACCATTTCCTCGTCTTAATACACGGCCTATGCTTTGAAGATTGCGGATTTTAGACTTTGAAGGAGATGCAAAAATAATATTGTCAAGACGCTTAATATTGACACCAGTACTAAAGGTGCCATAACTGGCAAGGATAATGTTATCACCACTAGATTCAACAATGCCACGAATAGATTCGCGAATCTTAGCATCGACTCCTCCATGAACGAAATGTATTTGTTTATCGGCATGATAAAGAAGCGGCTCAAGCACTTTACCATGTTTCTCAACAAATTGAAATAGAATAAGAGTATTGCCTTTAAGACTCCAAGCCAAATTTCTAATATATTTGTTTCTGGCTTCATTTCTTACAATCCAATCTATTTCATCTTGATATGATTTATTCTTATTTATCTTTCGTATTGCATCAGAATATCCAAGAACTATAGCTTTAATATCAAATTCGGCTAATGTGTTATCAGCAATAAGTTCTTTTGTTCTTGTGACCTGAAACACTTGACCAAAGAGACCTTCAAGGACTAATTTGTGTGTCTGAGTATCATCTAATGTACCTGTGAATCCATATCTGTATTTGATATTAGGTGCTTTTTCCATGATTCCGGTCAACGATTTTGCTTTTGCTAAATGTGCTTCGTCAACTATCACAACATCAAATTGATCAAACCATGCTTTTGGCATCTTGTAGATAGACTGCCAAGTTGTAATGGTGTAAGGTGATTTTGATGCTTTATCAACCCCAGCCATAATGCCGTGAATATCTAATGCTTTACCTCTATTGTAATCTATAAAGTCAGAAGACATCTGATGAACAAGAGATGTTGTAGGAACAATTACAAGAACTCTACGATCTTGTTCTACATGGAATCGTGAAAGAATATAGATGATGAATGACTTACCAGATGCAGTTGGTGACAATAAGAGCCCACGATTATTTCTTATTGCATGCACAATGGCATTATTCTGATAATCTCTTGGTTCAAATTTACAGTCAAACTCTTTTGATAACTTAAACCCATAGTCATCATCAACTTTATTTAATGGCCATACATCTTTTGAAGCAAGTTCAATATCATATTCACGAGTTTTACAAAATTTAGCAATCTGTGGAATCAGTCCAGAATAAATAAGTCCAGTCATTGGATTGAGAAGTCGAATTTTTCCATCCCAGACTTTGTTCCGCACGGCAGGCATGAACTTAGCACCTGGGACTTCAAAGGTAAAGTAAGCAGACATTTCCATTTTTGTTGATGGATCTGCCACTACCTTTACAAATACTTCATTTACCTTCTCAATAATGACTTTTTCCATTAAGCACCTGTTCTAAACTTTTCCCAGTCAATTATGTTCTTGAGAATAAAATTGCGATTATTAATTTGTTTGATAATTGATTCTAGATACTCTACTATTGCTTCTTGTAAACCAATCTTTAAGGATGCATTAATAATGTCCTTATCGGATTCAAGATAGATTGGAATATCGGCACGGAGAATCTTAAGTGGTTGTGGAGGCCAACCATGTTCTTTTAGTTCAGTACTATCCAAAGTACCATTATAATAATCAGTCTTAAGTTTTGTGAGTACTTTATAATCAGACTTAAGTTTTTTCAGTCTTAAACCTTCTTCAGAATACCATCTAAAGTATTTGTTATGAAGTTTTGGAATATCAGCAGAGTTTCTAGATATGTCGACAATATCAATAGCACCGTCTTTTGCCCACTCATTATATAGATCTTCAAGTTTCATATTATTCTCCTATGGTATATGCAACCAATTGGTATTATACACCATAAAGATTTAAATGTCAACAATTTCAAATGAAGTATATCTAAAACCAATATCTGTTGTTACATATTCTGCACTACTATTTATAGTTGTCATTCGAATAGGAGATATTGAAACAGGAAATAGATTGGAAAATCTAAATTCAATAAATGCATTGCCTTTGCTATTTAATGCAATAAGAGATGCATCTGAAAATGTACCACCAGCTTCTTCAAGTTCTTGATATTGTGAAAAATTAATTGGAGGTGCCATTCCTGTTAACCAATTATGAATTTCTTTATATACATTAAGATTTTCATCAACTATGACACTTACTATTAGTTCATCATAATTTAATCTATTTCCAGGTCTATTGATTTGAGCAAACGGAGTTGCCTGTACTGTCGTATCAATATTCAAACCTGGAATATTAACACCTTGTACAAAAAATTCTACATTTGGAAGACGTTTGATTGTAAAGTCAAAATTCTTAGCATTAAAATAATTCTGTATCATATAGGGTAATCCTTTATTTGTCATACCTACTATTTATAGACATAAAAAAGGGGCGCCAAAGGCGCCCCAGTTTGTTCGGTTATCCGAATCTTATTATAGGATGTTGGTAACCAAAATACGACGGTAGTATTCGTTGGTGTTTGCAGTAAGAGCACCTTGAGTACTTCCAGCAGCGCCGTCAGCAAATGGGTTTGAAACCATTCCGTAACGAGTCTTGAAGCCAATTTTTGGTTGGAAGGTATCTTCACCAACAGCACGAACCATTTGTAGCGGTACGTATGGGCAATAGAATAGACCTGCATCGAATGCAGATGTACCCTTGTAGCCAATAACAGCATAGTTGCCGCCAGCATATGGGTCAATGTATACTTTGTACTTGCCGTTTAGAATACCAGCAAAAGTATTACCGGTGTCATCAACGCCTAGGTTGTTTGCAAGTGCTGGGGTATAGTCAAGAACACCAGCCATTTGAAGTGCAGAAGCAACATCAGATGAACAGATGATTACGTTACCACGGCCACGACGAGTAGACTTAGCAATCTGGTTAGCTTCACGCTCAATTTGGAACATCAAGCCCTTGAACTTTTCAACTGACCAACGGCCGTTTGAGTCAACGTCAAGGTCGAATGTACCAGCAGTTGTAACGCCTGAGTTAGCACCACGAACAGCTGTGTTATAAACTGTGCGAACAACTTCACGGTTGATTTCTGCAAGGATTTCAGACTGTAGAATGTTTGCAAGTTCTGTTTCAGCGTCTAGACCGTGAATTGCCTTCAAGTCTTGTGCAAGTTCAGTTGTGTATTCTGCTTTCAAAGCGCGTGACTTTGCAGTAACAGAAACTTTTTCTAGTGAGAAGCCCATTTGTGCAAAAGCGGTATTTGCTTCAGCAACAGATGTTGACATACCAGTACCAGTATTTGCAGTGTTTGCAGTACCGGTTGTACCAGCCATTGTGCCAGCGCCTGAGAAGTCTGTATCAGCTTCATTGTAGAATGATTCGCCGGTAAGTGCAGTTGTGTTTGCATATTGTGGGCGCATAGCAAAGATCAAGCCGGTTGGGCCAGTCATTGGTTGAACACCAGCAATATCGTATGCAATTAGGTTAGGCATTGCACGACGGATCAAAGTGATAAGTACTGGGTCATAACCCTTTACTGAACCACCTAGGTCTGCAGAAACGTTTGGACCTTCGTTAAGCAATGAACTGGTTGACCATGCATTACCTTCTTGAAGAGCCTTTTCGGTGTTTTCTAGAAGTTGAGCGGTTACTGCACGCTTGTGTGCGTCAGAAATTTTTGGTAGGTCAGCGTGCTCTAGCACAACTTTCCATTTTTCGTTTAATGATTCAATAGTCATTTGGATTATTCTCCTTTGAGGTTGTTTTTATAATAACAATATTATTTATATAAACTTATTTTCTAAGTGTTTTGGAAATAGCTTCTGCATAAAGTGACATTGTTGGATCAACTTTAACAGTTGAATTATTATCTAATTCGATTGGATCTAGATCATCAGCTGATTCACGTAGTACTGATTTACCACCAAAGAATTGTTCTTTAATAATTTCAACTTTATGTTTAAACTCGTCAGCATCATTAAATTCTACACCTTCAGCCAAGGCACGGAATTTTTCGGCTTGTGTTTCAGTCAATCCGTGTGAATAACTTTCAAGGATTTTTTCAGCCTTAAGACTTTCAAGTTCTTGATAAAGTTCAATTGATTCATTGATTGCATTATTACGAGCAACCTCAGATTCTTCAAGTGCTTCTGCCATATCTGCAAGAACATCTGTTTCTTCTTCTGGTAAGTTAATACTATGTTCAATAAACAAATCGCGAAGACCATCAATGAATGACTCTGCAATTTCAGCACGAATACCGCGTTCGATTGCAACTTGATTTTCTTCCATCCACTGCTCAACAACATAATCAAGATATGTGTCAATTTTTTCTGTTAGTTCACTGACAACCAATTCAACTTCTTCGTCAAGTTTAGCTGCAAATTCTTCTTCCAAGCGATCAACTTCTTCTTGAAGTTTTGCATTTACTGCGGCTTCAAAAATGACAGTTGCCTTTTCCTTAAAATCTTCTGAAAGATTAGAACCGGCAAACATTTCCTCAACTGATTCACCCATTGATTTATCAGCCATACGCTTAGCAGCTTTTACAGTTGGTGTGCTGTCAATAAGATCAGATGGTGATCCTTCTTGACCAGGTGTTGAAGTGCTGTTTGATTTTGCAGCATCTGCACCAGTATTTTTATCAGCAGCGCGTTTCTTATTAGAACCACCAGCTGGTGTCATTGGTTCGTTAGCCATTGAATTCTCGCCTGAAGCATTGAATTCATCTAATTGTTTAGAATCTGTAATCTTCATTGTGATTTACTCCTTTAATGAATTGTTATTATTATTTATAAAAACATATTATTCGGTTATTGATTTGATGAATCTATTGAAGATTTGTAATGCATTTTCTTCTAATTGTGATCTAGTCATCATTTTTGTTTCTTCATGAATTCTGTCAAGAGTATTTTGTGCTTTCCAAGATCCTGATGCAATATCATAGATCCATTCAGTACCTTCCATAATACCACGGACAAATGCATTTGGTGCAGAAGGATCCGCAACAATATCACCAGCAGTTGCCAACATAAAGTCTTCTTGTACTTCCATAATACCTTGTCTGTTTGGTTTTACAGAACCCATACCACGCGATGAAACACCAAGACTTGCACCTTCATCAATAAGATTTTTTACAACCTTACCCATAGGAGTATCCATAATTTTTGCTTTACCGACAAAATTAGAACCATTTTGATTTAGTTCTGTGATCATATGTGAAACACGATCCAAATTAATAGTAGGACCATCTGGGTGACCAAGTTCACCAAATGCTCTATTTTTGTTTACAAATTGTTCATTATAGCGATTGACTTCTTTTGCAATCACCCCAGAAGGATAGATTCTACCATTGCGATTCTTTAAATCGCCTTGCATAAAGATACCTTCAATAAAATATTGCTTTTGGCCATTCTCTTTGGCTTCTGTAACATATTGAATTTCTTCATTTACTTCGCAAATTAAATGCATTTTTATCTCCAGGCTAACGGGGTACAAAGAAGTGCGACATTGGCAGAAATTTTATCATCATAATTTTTAGTAATTATTTCATAAGCCCCTGCCGGCATTGTCATGGTGCCTAATACAACATCACTAGAATTGCTTATAGTTACCAATACATCTGTTGGTGCGTAAGCTCTAAGAAGTCCAGAACCATTAACAGTAGTACCAGTTGTGACTGATACTTGATTTCCCACCAGTTTTAAAGGAATATCAACCATTATACTTCCTTTGCAAATGCTAGAATTTCATTAAATCCTTTAGAACCAGACATTAATCTTTGTTCCATCTTTGCTTTATTTGATGAACTCAACTGATTAAATAGATTGTTTAAAGAATTAGATGATTCATTAGTAAGAGTCACAGTTGAGCCATCTTTCAATTTCATTGAACCTGCTTTAAATGCTTCGTCAAGGTCAACTGATTCTGTTGCAACAACTTTAGCTTTCAATGGTGAATTTTTATACTGATCTGGATACATTTTTGCAGAAGAAAGATTTCTGCCTTTAGATCTATCCTTATCACTACGTGCCGCCTTGGTTCTATAGGAACCAAGTGTCTTTTTTGACAATTCATCAATCTGCTCAGATTCTTCGACCATGTAGCCTTTTTTCTTTGCAATACCTACACGCATTGCTCCATTAGCGCCAGCTTTAAGTTTAGGCGCATCCTTTGACGGTCTGCTATAACCTACGATCTTGTCTTTTGTTGGACTTGGAGAATTGCCTGCATGACTGATGTGAACCCAATGATCATCTGTCTTTGCTTCATCAAGATCAACTTCTTCAGTTGCATTTACTCTAGCTTTGCCACCAATGCCATAAACTTTTTTACCAGCCAAAGCAACACCAGGTGATCTTTTCATTACTTCTTTTGGTGATGCTTCGCCAGTGTTATTCTTATCTGCTACTTTGCGGATATAACTACGAGCTAGATCACGTGAGATTTCATCAATCTGTTCAGCTTCTTCTTTTACATAGTGTGTTGTACGCTTTCCAGTTTTAGTATTGCGAAGTTCAACATGACTGCCTGGTTTTGGATCATTCATTGCTTCATGAGTTCCATCATTAAACTTCTTTTGGAGTTGTTTCATGCTCACTTCAGTTATTTTTTCATCAATCTGTTCAGCTTCTTCTTTCATTGCAGCTTTTGTAGCAGTAGCATACATGACAGACTTCCACTTAGAACCATAACGATCCTTAAAGTCTTGAGCACTCTTTTTCATACCCTTAACAATTTTTTCACGCTGCTTCATATCAGTCGGAGTCATTGTTTCTTCTTT